AACTCTAACGATATTGCACCAAAACGTAATCAACTATTACAAATCGATATGAACAATGTAACAGTTGAACCACAGATTGATACTATCGCAACTGGTGGTGTTGTGGCAGGTATCGGTTATAATACAGTACCGAGACACGAAGGATAATTAAATGTATGAACTAAGAGGTTCATTACCTGAACACATTGTTGCTGATAGACCAGATCTAGTTGCCTTTCTAGAGGCATACTTTTTATGGCTAGAAGAAGAAGGTAATCCTGGTTCAGTCCTTGGTGACTTAATGGCCTATCGTGATATCGATAGAGCTGCAGACGAATTCCTAGAATATCTACAAAGAGAAATCGCTGTATCTATTCCAGAAAATATTCGTTCTGATAGAAGAAAATTATATAAAAATGTAGTTGACATTTATTTGTCAAAAGGTTCGATTCCATCATACCAAGCATTGTTTAACTTGGCATTCTCAGATGAGGTAGAATTATTCTTCCCTCGTGTTGATATTTTAAAACCAAGTGATGGTAAATGGGATGCGGCTAACAGTCGATGGACAAATGATGATGGTAAGTTATCTGTTAAGAAATATATTCAAGACTCAAGATATTATCAGTCATTCTCATACGTTATTAAAACAGGTCAAACAATTGACTTCTGGCGTGACGCAGTAAAAAGATTATTGCACCCAGCTGGTTTTGCTTTCTTTGGTCAAGTTACTATTTTCTCTAGTGCTACTAAAGTTATGCCAACAGCTCAGCCTGGTCGTGCTCCTGTGTCAGATATACCAACACCAGTTATTGGTCCGGTTGTACGAGTTCCTATTTCAATCTACAGTGCTATTAACCTGAACTTTGAATTAAGAACACAAGCAATGTACGCAGTTGGTCCTACATGGAAACATATTGACCATGCTAAATTCGTTATGCAAGATGTTATTGAAGACTTTAAAGATTATCAGATTTCAGAAGCTGTTTATGGCGGTAAGTTAAATAGATCTATAGATTCTGAAATAAATATAACGACAACCCCATAGAACTAGTATAAATAATACTAGAACACAAACGGAGTGATATTATAAAATGGCAGCAATTATTACACAAAGAATGCGTATTAATAACGCAAACGCATTTATCGATACGGTAGGATCCGATTCGGTATATTTTTATATTGGCAGATCTCAAGAATGGCCTTCATCTGATACGGCTGTTGCAACTCCTGTTGACTCAGAAAATGATCAATACGGTGCACAACAAAAGATGATTGCTATGAAGAAGGTTGCACAATCTGATGTGTCTACAGCAATTACTCGATACAACTGGGTATCTGGTACAACTTATTCTGAATACGACGATCAAGATTCTGCTCTATCTAGCAAACAGTTTTATGTTATCACTGATGACTTCAACGTATATAAATGTTTGCAAGCTGGATCTGGTGCATCTGTTGTTAAACCTACTGGTACAAATACTTACGCTAATCCCGAAGCTGCTGACGGTTATATTTGGAAGTACATGTACACATTGTCTGGTACACAAGCATCTAAGTTCTTAACTAACACTTTCGTTCCGGTTGTTACTCTTGCATCTGATGATGGTTCACTCCAATGGGATGTACAAGATGCTGCAGTTGATGGTGCAATTCATAGAATTAGAATTACAAACGGTGGTACTGGTTATACTTCTGCTCCGACTGTCACAATTGATGGTGATGGTGTTGGTTGTACTGCTACTGCTACAGTTTCTGCTGGTGCTGTGACAGAGATCGAAATCAATACTATCGGTTCTGGTTACAGACAAGCAAATGTAACATTCTCTGGTGGCGGTGGTTCAGATGCTACTGCAAGAGTGGTTATCTCACCTCCAGGTGGACATGGATCTGATCCTGTTTCAGAACTTGGTGGTTTCTTCACAATGGTTAACGTTCAGTTAGATGGTGAAGACGGTTCGGGTGACTTCCCTGTTGACAATGATTATCGTCAACTTGGTATGATTAAGAATCCTGTTAACTATGGTACAACTACTACATCAACAGCAACTACATTGATTGCGACCGAATCATTAGATTATACTGGTATCTCAGGTGGTTCGTTTACGGTAGATTCAACAATCACCGGTGGAACATCTGGTGCAGTTGCATATATAGATTCAGTTGATTCAGCTAACGGTGTTATTCGTTATCACCAAGAAGCAGCAACTGGTTTCGAATCGTTCCAAGCAAGTGAAACGATTACTTCTGGTTCTGTGACTGCTACGGTAGATACACTAAATGATCCTGAGGTTGAGAAATTTTCTGGCGAAGTACTGTATATCGAAAATAGATCTCCAGTAACAAGAGCTGCAGATCAGATCGAAGACGTAAAATTAGTACTCGAATTTTAAGGGTAGAACATGGCTATTAACTTCAATAATGACCCGTATTTTGATGACTTTCAGACCGCAGGGACTGATGGGTTATCTCCGCAGGAAAAATACTATCGTATTTTATTTAGACCTTCTGTTGCTGTACAAGCAAGAGAATTAACACAATTACAAACCACACTTCAGAATCAGATTACTTCATTTGGTAATCACGTATTTGAAGATGGCGCAATGGTAATTCCTGGTCAAACTGCTTTAGATCAAGAATATGGTTTTGTTAAAGTTGAAGATAATCACACTTCATTAGATGTTGAAACATACAGAGAAGAGTTTTTAAATACTACTATCATCGGTCAAACAACTGGTGTAAAAGCAAAGGTTGTTGGTACAGTTGCAAGAACAACTGGTGGTGATCCTATTACTCTATTTGTTAAGTACCTAGATTCTGGTACAAATAAAACAACTAAGACATTCGAGGCCGAAGAAGTTATTGCTTCTGATGGTTCACCAAACAGATTAGCTACTATTCAAGCTTCTTCAGAAACTCCAATTGGTTTCGGTGCTGCTGCTAATATTCGTGCTGGTGTTTACTATGTGTCTGGTGTATTTGCATACGTCACTTCACAAACATTAGTATTATCTAAATATTCAACTGATCCTTCTGCTCGTATCGGTTTGACCATCGCAGAAGAAACTGTTGACTCTACTCAAGATGCATCACTTAACGATAATGCAAACGGCGCACCTAACTATGCTGCTCCTGGTGCACATCGTTATAAGATCACATTAACCCTTGATTCTAAGACACTAACTGGTACTGATGATTCTAACTTCATCGAATTACTTAGAGTTGAGAACGGAAGAATTACAAAACAAGTACGTTCAACTGATTATGCCGTACTTGAAGATACATTCGCAAGACGTACATACGACGAATCTGGTAACTATACTGTTCGTCCATTTAATATTGATGTGCGTGAACACCTTAAAGATGGTGACAATCGTGGTATCTACACTGCCGGTGAAGGTGGTGATGAAGCTAAACTTGCTGTTGGTCTTGAGCCAGGTAAAGCATACGTTCGTGGATACGAGATTGAAACACTTGCTACTACATTCGTAGATGTTGAGAAAGCAAGAGAAACAGATCAGGTAATCAACTCAGTTATTCCATTTACTCTTGGTAACTATACATTGGTCGATAATGTTGAGAACTTCCCAGATGTAAGTGTTTTCGAAAAAGTTGATTTAAGAGATGGTGGTTCAACTATTGGTACTGCTAGAGTAAGAGCATTCGAACACCATAGTGGAACTGTTGGTAGTACTGCTACTCAATATAAGTTATACCTATTCGATATTCAAATGACAGCTCCTTCAGTATTCACGGAAGTTGATGAAATCAGAGCACAAGGTTATGCTTCTGGTGACTTCACATCTGCTACTGTTTTAGCTTCAGGTCTTGCACAATTATTCAAGACTAGTACAAACAACTTATTATTTGATTTACCATATTCGGTAATCGAAACTATTCGTGCCGCTGATGATTCAATTGATACTACCATGACTATTCGTCGTGTGTATACAACTACGTTATCATCTGGCCTAGCAACAATCACTTGTGGATCAGAAGAGTCTTTCCAATCCCCTTACTCTCCGGTAGATTTCACTGTTGTACAAGATGATGGTACAGTCTATGACATGTCACTGACTGATGGTACTGGTGGTGCAGCTCGTTTGAGTGTATCAGGTACTAACAACGTTAACTTAAATATCGATTTAACTGGTGCTGGTTTATCAGGAGAAGGTATTAGAGTTATCGCAACGGTTATTAAACGAGTTAATCAAGAAAAACAAAAAACATTAAACACTAATCATGAAACTGATATTGCTGTTCCAAATACTACAACTAACGATTTCGATTCGTTGTTGAAAGCTGACGTATACAGATTAGTTGCTGTATATGATTCAGAAGATCCTGGAACTGCACCTACAACATCTGATTTGGATATTACTGAACGTTATGAATTAGATAATGGTCAACGTGATAACTTCTATGACATTGGTCGTATTAAGTTAAAAGCTGGTTTTGCAGCTCCTACCGGACAGATTAAAGTCGTATTCGATTATTTCTCACACGGTTCTGGTGACTATTTCTCAGTTGATTCATATAACGGTCAGGTTGATTATTCAGATATTCCATCATATAATCTTGGTGGTGATGTTATTCAACTAAGAGACGTATTAGATTTCCGTCCACGTGTACGTGACGATGGTACTTCATTTGTTAACGGCGGTGGTGCTAACCAATCAGGTGCATCAACTGTTGAAGTTCCTAAGATTGCATCAAACATGTTGATGGACTTTAGATACTATCTCTCTCGTATCGATAAAGTCTATGTAGATCCAAAAGGTAATTTCAAAGTTATTCAAGGCGTAGCTTCTGGTAATCCTTCTAAACCTGCAGATCCTGATGAAGGTATGGTTATCTACAACTTGACTCTTGGTGCATATACGTTTGACACTACAGACGTTACACCTGAGTTCATTGATAACAAACGCTATACAATGCGTGATATCGGTAGACTTGAAAACAGAATTAAGAACCTAGAATACTACACTTCATTGTCGCTACTTGAAAAAGAAACAGCTGACTTACAGATTCTAGACTCTAACAATGTGGACAGATTTAAGAACGGCTTCGTTGTTGACCCATTCTATGGTCACAATGTTGGTAATCCATCTGATCCAGATTATCACATCTCAGTTGACGCTGAGCTTGGTGAGGCACGCCCGCAATTCTACGAAGGTAATACAAGACTTGAACTTAACTCTGGCGTTTCGGCTGGTTATCAAAAGACAGGTGACGTAATATCATTACCATACTCACATACAGTATTAATCGAGCAGCCTTATGCTTCTGGTACTGAAAACGTTAACCCATACGATGTATTCCAATGGGTTGGTAATATCGATATGTCTCCATCACAAGATGAATGGAAAGATACCGAAACACGTCCAGATCTAATTGTTGATAACCAAGGTTTGTTTGATGTTGTTAATACACTTGCAGATGCTGCTGGTGTTACTGGTACTGTTTGGAACGAATGGCAAACTCAATGGACTGGCCGAGAAGTTGTATCATCTATCTCTGGTGTTCAACGTTCGGGTCGTAGATTATTCCAAGATATTATCACTGCTCAACAAGCAACTCAAGCACGTACAGGTCTAAGAACTTCGGTTGCACCTGATACGATTCAGACTTCATTTGGTGAGCGTGTTATCGACGTACGTATGGTACCATTCATTCGTGCACGTCGTGTTAAATTTAAGGCGACTCGTCTTAAGCCTAATACAAGATTCTATTCATTCTTTGAAGATATTAATGTATCTGATTTTGTTAAGCCAATTCTTGAGGCTGACTTTGTAAGACATACAGATACTCCTGTTGATCCTGAGCCAAACACTAGTGCGGTTCGTCACCCAGACTTATCTTCTACTGATATTGTCAATGCTACAAATAAACTAGAATCAGACGCAACTGGTACATTGTATGGTGAATTCTATATTCCAAATACATCAACTACTAAGTTCAGAACTGGTGACCGTCTATTTAAGTTAATCGATGATTCAACTAATAATAATGGTTTAATCACTTCATCTGCACGTTCAATCTACTCTGCTAAGGGCTTAGTTGAAACACGTCAGGATGTATCAGTCAGACAACCTACTTTGGTACAAGAAAGTGTATCACAAACAGATAGTGTCACAATCTTTAGACAATCACAACGTACTGTTGGTTGGGTCGATCCACTAGCACAAACGTTTATGATTGACTTAGAAGAAGGTGCATTCTTAACTAAGATGGGAATGTTCTTTGAAACTAAAGATGATAATGTACCTATTACATTGCAGATCCGTAATGTCGTAAATGGTTATCCTTCAAACGAAGTTGTACCATTTGGTGAAGTTGTATTAGATGCAGCTGCTGTTAATACTTCAGCTGATGGTACTTCAGAGACTGAATTTGTATTTGACTCACCTGTTTATCTAAGACAGAATGTTGAATATGCTGTATGTTTACTTGCTAACTCAAATCAATACGAAGCATTTATTTCTGAATTAGGTCAGAACGCAATTCAATCTGAGCGTCGTATTTCTAAGCAACCATACAATGGTGTCTTGTTCAAGTCACAAAACGGTTCAACTTGGTCTGCTGACCAAACTAAAGATCTTAAGTTCAAGGTCTATAGAGCTGAGTTTGATACAAGCGCAAGTTCAGAGATTATCTTCAACAACGCAGATATTCCGGTAAGACAGTTAAGAGCAAATCCGTTCTTTACTTCTAACGGTTCGAACAAAGTTATTGTTAAGCATCCAAATCACGGTATGCCTGATGGATCACGTGTCACAATTGCCGGTGCTACTGGTACTGTGAACAATATTCCATCAACTAACTTAAACGGTACATTCGTTATCAGTGACGTTGAGATGGATCAATATCAAATTACTACATCATCTACTGCAGATGCTGATGGTAACGGCGGTGGTTCAGATGTAACTGCGACTGAGAATAAACATATTGATGTTATGTTACCAATCGTTCAGCAATCAGTATTACCTGGTACTGCGATCGGTTACTCAATTCGTACTACATCATCACGTTCACTAGCTGGATCTGAGACAACTTATCAGATTCCAACAAGCTATAGCCCAGTGATTGTAAACAACAACTACTATCCGGCTTCACCAAGACAAATTGCTTCAGAAGTTAACGAAACAAATTCAATGTCTGGTAATAAGTCATTCTGGTTGAAAGGTGTCATGTCTTCAAATGCTGACAACTTATCACCAATGATTGACCTTGAGAGAGTATCGATTGTTAACGTAGCAAATAGAATTGACAATCCTCAGACTTACTCTGGTACTGAATCTGGTAAGAACAACGTGTTTAGTTTTGTTGCTGAGACTGAAGCTTCTGGTGGTTCAGCTCTTGCTAAGTATATCACTCGTAAGATTACGCTTGCTCAAGAATCACTTGGTCTACGTGTTATCTTTGCGGCTAACAGACCTGATGGTTCATTCATCGATGTCTACTATAAGACACAAGAAGCTGGTGCTGAAACTCCATTCGAAGATTTAGGCTGGACCCTTGCTACTATCGATGACGAGGTTCCAACTACTGGTGATCCTAATCAGTTCAATGATTATGAATACACAATTGATAATATCACTCCGAACTTTACGGCGTTTGCTATTAAGATTGTATTCAGATCTCAGTCTTCTAACGATGTTCCAAGAATTAAAGACTTTAGAACAATTGCATTAGGTACATAATGAAAGTTAAAATAGTAGATCATGATGAGTTTATAAAGGATACCGCTAGCGGTGCCGTTATAAATATTGATAACATTGCATTAGATAAGGCAAAGAGAAGACAACAGGCCGCGGCAAGAAAAACGAATGAAGTCGAAGAACTGAAGAAAGACGTGGCAGAGATTAAATCACTTTTAAAACAAATTTTAGATAGGGAATAATTATGGCAGTTATTAACGTAGCGTTAAGCGATACATTTGATGAATGGCGCCAAAAGACAAATGACATTGGTTCGACTCTAGGTGACATCGCAACTCTAGATCCGGTTCTTGGTGTTAGTGATATTGTATCGGCTATTAATACGTCTATTACTTCATCTGCAATTTATTCTCCATTGAACATTGTGAACGGTGGTGAAATCACTACTGATGACAGTCAATTTACACTAACAGTTAACTCACAAACTCAGGCTACACTAGATTCGAACGGTGATTTAACTGCAACAAGAGATCTTATTGCTACACGTAATGTAACTGGTGTAGATATCACTGCTACAGATCAATTAGCTGGTGATTCACTTGGTGTGACTAACAACGCAACAGTTGGTGGAACACTTGGTGTTACTGGTTTAACTACATTAGCATCTGTCACAGCTTCTGGTGATATTACTCTTGGTGATTCATCTTCTGATACATTAGATTTAAATGCTAAGATCGAAGGTGATCTATTAACTACTGCTGATTCAACATACGCAATCGGTACGTCATCAGTAAGATGGTCGACTGCATGGGTTGATTCAGTTAATGCTAGTACTTCTATCACTTCATCTGGTTCACTTGCTGTTACTGGCAATGCTGCGATTGATGGTACATTATCTGTTGATGGTAATACTACTATCGGTAACAGCTCTGGTGATTCACATACAGTTAACGGTTCGGTTACACATAATAACTGGATTCGTCCAAACGGTGATAACTCATTAACTATCGGTACATCAAGTCTACGATATAACAACATCTATGCGGTTAACTTTACTGGTACTGCAACAGCTGCACAATACGCTGACTTGGCAGAGCTTTATCTTGCTGACAAAGAATATTCAATTGGTACTGTCATGAGAGTTGGTGGTGAAAAAGAAGTAACTCAATCAATCTCTGGTTGTAGAGCAATTGGTGTTGTATCTGAATCCCCGGCTTATCTGATGAATAAAGATCTTGAAGGTGGTACAGCGATTGCACTGAAAGGACGTGTTCCTGTTCAGGTAGTTGGTCCTATCGCAAAGGGTGATCAGTTAATTCCTACGTCAGATGGTTTAGCAATTGCTGGTGAAGGTGCTACTGTATTTGCTGTCGCTCTTGAAGATAAATCAGGTGCTGACATTGGTAAGGTCGAAGCGGTCGTTCTTTAAGATTGCATCCTCAACTGAATCCCAAAATTTAATACGAGCATCAATAGCTTCGCATGCCGCTTTTTCAGCTTCTACATATTTTATCGGGTCTGATCCACAAAGCGAAGTTACTAATTTCTCGGCTGCAGGTCCGTGTTCATCTGAATCGACTTCGATATGTCTTTCGAGATAATAATAAAACTTAGGTGCTTCGGTACGACCAATATTTAATTGGTTGAGTAATGACTTAAACATCTCAGGTATAATTGTCTCACGACCAAACGTAAATGCCGCAGCAGTAATATGTGGTTCTGCATTTGCAAATTCAAATGTCGTTGTCATAAATTCCATACAAGATTCACAATTTAAATTTAATGACATAGCAGAACAGATACCATAACGTTGTGCATGCTTAATAAATTGTGTAATGACTTTTGTGTCTGCACCGATCTCATGCATTGCCTGTAGATATAAATCAAAATGTGAAATAGATCCACCGCCAAGATCCTTATCAGATTCTTCACATAGAATAATCTCATTGATAAGTCGTGCATTTTCGTTTCTTATATTATCCGATGGTAACCATAGTTTACTACTTGGACAGATTTCATGTTGCAATGATTTAGCAAGAGACATAAAGTCCCATACAGCAAACACGTGGTGTTGCATAAAGACTCTTAAATCTTCAATAGACTGAATAGTATTCATCGTCAACAACGGATGCGATTGCAACTGTTGCATTTTGACGTTAATATTATCCTTAGCTATTTTCATTTATTTCTTCCACTTCTGAATTAAATAATATTTTAAATGCTGCTTGTTGTATTGCTTTATAGTGTACCTTCTCGGCTCTACAATTAGCATGGAATATATTGTCTGGTACCTTTAAAGGGCACGTTGATTTACAAAGTCTGAATACAGGACATTTGCCACAGTGCGTATCGTATCTATCAAGGTCAAGTCCGGTGAGCTCGACCTCATCCAGATGTAAAATATGTCCAGCCAAATCGCTGTTATCAACATGAGGGCAAGTACGGATGTTACCGCCCATGTCGATAGTAAGAACTTGAGCATCGTCAACTCCACATTTTGTTACTAGGTTTGGTAGTGATTGTTCTTTGAGAGTACGAGCATATTCTAATACACCCATACCATAGTGGAACATAGAATTTTTGAGTAGTCCATGTTGTTCACCAAGGAACTGTTGTCTTCTACATTTCTCTATATAATGTCTGAGTATTTTATTAAAGTCTTCTAGGTTATCACCATGGATAACATGTTCAAATGAAGCTGATAGAATATTTTTTGGATCCCAATGTGCTCTACCAAGTTCATATGTAATACCAAAATTATTTGGATTCATACCATTTGTCGTGATATAATCCATAAAGAATTTATTGATTTCAAATAAATCATAGTTAGTATTAGATAAAACTACATTGAATGACATGGATATATTATCCGCTGCCTCAATCATTTTAATTGTTTCAATAGTTTTTTCATTCCATAGGAATTCTTTACCACGTAATTCTTCATGACCTGGACCGTCGTGTGATAAACCAATACCGACTTTGGCTTTTAATTTACTGAAGAACTCAACATGTTTAGGTCTGAGAGGAACACCGTTTGTAGGAATATACCATTGGAAATGAGAATCATCAAGCTTCTCAATGATAGGCATAATAGTTTTCCAATATAGCAATGTCTCACCGCCCCATAGATCGATCTTCTGTACCTCAGATAAATCTAGTGTTTCGATATTCTGTAGGAACGTATCGAGTGTAGAGATCTTAGCACGTTCGTTTGGATTGCCAATATCTTTTTGCATACAATATGAACAATCATAATTACATGCATGACCTAATAGGATACGTAACCAAACCGGTTTGTTTGATTTTTTGAGAGTAGGACTATGTTCAATAAACTCACCTTCCTTTGACCAAGGTGTTTTATCTTCGCCATATAAACCGTTTGTATAGTTATTATAAAGTACGGTTTCGCCGGTTTCCTTAATCAGAAAGGGTGTATAGTGGTCTAATTTCTTCATCTAGTTTTACCAATCCGTATTCTGTTTCTGTCCATCCATTTTGAACAAGCTTAGGATAATATTTATTCCATTTATCAAGCGCTACAATAGGAATAAAATTATAGTCGTCATTGACTTTTAAATGTTCGGCTACCCATAAAAAATATTCACGATATCTTTTTGTGATAGGATTTTTAGTATTTGCTAACTTATCTGCGTATCTTTTGTATAGATCTATCTTAGCTTTTAGTGAATTCGATAAGTGTTTGACCGGATCCCATAATGTATCATAAGGATCTTGTGTTGCATCGATAGCATCAACAAGTGTCAAGAAGAATGAATCATATTGTAGGTAATCAGATTCACCACAAATAGTAAAGATATATCCATCTTCTGAACAGAAATTTAAGGTCTGTTCATAATCTAAATCCATTGTGTCACTATTCATTACGTCATAGTGACGAGAGATACCTACATCATTTGCTCTTGCCCAATCGAGAATGGCATGATCCCAGTCACGAGTCTTCTGAATAATTTTCAGTTTTGTGATAGGTAATTGTTTATGCAAATCATCTAACATCTTTGGTAGATCTAATACTACCTTGTCTACCCATTCATCTGAGAACGTGATCTCATATATTCTTGTGTTCTTAAAGTCTTTTAAGAGTAATGGTTGTGTGCGAATAAAATTATTATCCGTCATATTACCAAACACAAATTCTTCTTGATGTTCTACATACCATTCATAGATATGCGGATGATTGTGTTTACACCAATAT